CGGCCACCGGGATCCTGCCAGGCCAGCGTGGTGGCGCGCTTCGGCTTGACGCCATGCTCGACGGTGCCCTTGTCGATGAAGTACTGGCTGTAGTGGGCGACGACGGTCGCCTTGCGCAGCGTGGCGTTGCGGCGACGGATGGAGCGCTGGAGGCGGCCCGTCTTCACGGGCACGGCGGCCTTGGCGAGCAGAACCGTCTCGTCGGCCCAGTCCCGCCCGATCGGCTTGAACACCTCGCGGATAGCCCGCAGACGTGACCGCAGTTCCTTGCCGCCCTTGAGGCTCACGCCTCGGTATCCCCTGTCTCGACGACCGGCTCGTCGGACGGCTCAGGGTAGAAAGAGGTGACTTCCCCATCCGGCCACGTTCGCGTCTCCGTGACGCTCTCGGGATCGGCGAGGAGCGCCGCGATCTCCGGCCGGGCGGTCTCAGCCTTTTTCGGCTTGGCTTCCGCCGCAGTCTTGGCCTTCGCAACGGCCTGCTTCGCCTTCTTCGGCTGGGCAACGGCCACGATCTCGGCCCGACGCCGCCGTGACTCCCGCTCCCGGACGGCGTTGACGGTCTTGGAACTCATGGGCAAGTACCTCATGCGATGCCGAACGTCCGGCGATGCCCGAAGAGCAAACGCTGGTAGGTCGGGTCGGCCACGACGCCGACGGCCGCCTCCGGCCGGAGGGCCATGAGCTCGGCCATGCGGAGAGCGGCCTGGGACAAGGACTCGTCGGGGGAATCCGAGTACTCGTCCCAGGCGCCCACGTCAGCCTTCACCTTGGCGATGGCGGCGGCGAGCAGGCGCGTCAGTCGCGTCGGCCCGTCGACGTCGCCATCCCAGTCGGTCGACTCGACGTCGAGGACTTGCTTCAGCTCATCGAGCTGCGGCCAGTCCAGCATCGATCAGCTCGCGATCGTGTAGGCCGTGAACGCGGCCGGGTAGAGCGGCGCGAACCAGAGGATGCCCACGATGGCCACGTCGCGGCCGGCCTTCGCCGGCACGTCGATCTGGAGGGTGTACGACCCGTCCTCGGCCCAGGCGAAGCCCGTCGAGGGGCCGACGATGACGTCGAAACCCTGGTCGTCGAGCGCCGGGACGTGGACGGCCCGGAGGCCGCTGACCGATCCGCCCACCCCGCCGCCGGCCGTGAAGTTGGCCTGCAACTGCGAGTAGAGCGGCGCGTTCGAGATGGGGCTCTTGGCGTCGATGAACGCGGCGACGGCCGCGCTCGACATCCAGATCGTGTCTGGTGCGCGGCGCATGGCCGAGAAGCCGCCCGACCAGGCCGAGCCGAGGGCGAGGTTCTCGGGGTCGAGGGCACCACCGCTGGTGACGCCGCCGTAGTCGCCGACGAGGTCGATGAGAGCCTCCACGGCCTCGTGCTCGGAGTCGACCGCGTAGGCCTCGGCGAGCAGCTGGAGGTAGAGGGTGAGGAACGACGGGCTGGAGCGCTTCAGCAGCTGGAGGCTGATGTCGCCGGCGCCGCCCTTCGTCACGGCCTCGTAGGTCACCGCGTCGACGATCGTCTTGTTGCTGGACAGCTCGTCCTTCTCGGCCGACTGGATGTCCACCGTGGGGCGCGTCCTGATGCGCGGCAGGATGAGGCTCATGCCGCTGTCGGGCGTGCCCAGGCGGCGGGTCGTCTGCATGAACGGCCGACGCGGGTCGATGACGCCGATCAACTCGGTCGAGTAGTTCGGGGGCACGACGCCGATGTTGTCGGACGTGATGATCTCGGCCAGCTCGCGCGTCTGGAGGTCGCTCGTGCGCTCGCCAGTGAGAATCCTCATCGTGTGCTGGAACCAGTGGCCGGCCGTCAGGCGCGGGGACTGCGGCTGCGCCGCGGGGATGGTGATGTCGGTGCGCTGGCGCTCTTCGAGCTTCTCCAGGCGGTCGAGGACCTTCTCGCTCGCCTCCGAGGAACGCTTCTCGATGCGCTCGATGGCCTGCTCGAAGAGGTGTGGGTCGAAGGTCGGCTGGACCTCGGGGACGGGGATGGGCTCGGGCACGGGTGGTTCTCCTTCTTCACGGACTTGCAGGACGGTCGCCTGCTGGTAGGCAGGCTTCCAGGTGGTGGAGACTTCGCGCAGCGCGACGCGGCTGTGGACCAGCGTCCGCCGCCCGTTCTGGTACTCGACGGCGGTGCCGCCGGGGACCATGTCGAAGCCGACCGAGACGCCCTTCGTCACACGGTCGGCGGCCAGGGTGAGGATCTCGTCACCGCGCGGCGTCGCGCTGAGCTTGAACGTCATGTACGCGCCGTCAGCGCGCTCTTCGAAGGCAGTACCGACGCCGGCAGGCGGGTCCTCGTGCTGGAGACGCATGACGACGTCCGAGGGGTTCGTCCCAGCGAACGCGCCACGCTTGACCATCTCGCGGCCGATCTGCGTTTCGACGACGGTGTCCCAAGGGACGATGCGAGCATCGATCTCGCGCTTCGCGGTATCGCGGACCTGGAGAGCGTCCGGGATGTCCGCGACATGGAGCACGGCATCGTCCTCACGCTCGACCGCAGCATGGATGTCGTCCATGTGCGCCTGGAGGTGCGACTCGGCCGCGTCGGCGTTCGTCAGGCCCTCGGTCTGCGGCAGGCGCGACAGGCTATTGCGCACGCCGTCGGCGTTCGGCGGGTCGCCGGAGTCCTTGTGGTGGGGGAGCGCCCACGTCGATTGGAGGGCGGGGTCGCCGTCGCGACGTCCGGCGCAGATGGATGCGTAGGCGGCGGCGGGATCGTCGCTGCCAGCAGCGCGGGACATGGCCGCAGGCCCGTCCCAAGCGGTGTTGTCGATGGCCATAGAGAAGCCTCCGCTGTGTCCGCTTCAGGGGCACGTTGCGGAGGCCACGAGCCGGTGCTGGCCACGAGGGGCGCGGTCCGGCGGCTATTCGACTACGGGCAGTATAGGCGCTCAGGTCAAGAGGGCACGACGATAGACCGCCTGCAGGAACGCAACGCCGGCCTGTTCGGAGTGATACCGCTCGGCGTGCGTCCTGCCCCGGAGTGCCCACGCCTCCCGCGCCACAGGCTCGGCGAGCGAGCGCAGCGCCTCGTAGATCGTCCCCTCGTCGGCCCGGAGAAACGGCAGCGAGCCCCAGCGGCGTTCCATCTCGTCGAGCGTCGCCGGCGCTGCCCCCGCCACGACCGGCTGGCCCATGCCCCACGCCTCGATCGCGTTGTTGCCGACGCCGAGGGTCACCTGGTCGAAGTAGATGTCGGCTCGGGCCTTCCGTCGCAGGCACTCGACCCAGGCCGTGCGCTCGACGAGGATCACCTCGACGGGCAACTCGCGGCCCAGCCGCGCGGCCGCCGCGAGGAAGGCCGCGGTGGACTTCACGGCCCGATTCGTCGGCGCGTGGGCGATGCGCAGGACGCCGTCGTCCACTCGTTGGCGAAGCGCCCCGAGGGCGTCGAGATCGTAGAGCGCGGGGGCCCATTCGAGATCGTCTGGGGCCATGAGAACGAGGTCGAGCGTCGCGGCGAGGCCGATCGCCCGCCGGGTGCGCTGCTCCCGCAGCATGTCACGCGCGTGACGCCGGAACTGCGTCCCGTGCTGGTGGATGACCGTGGGTCGGCGCGGGGCGCGCAGCATCCGCTCGGCCTGGAAGCCGTCCCGGACGTGGACGACATCGGCGCGGCGCCACTCCGCCCGTGCCTGCTCCCAGGGCAGGTCGCGCGGGTAGGCGAGCCAGTTCACCTGGCGGCACGTCGAGCGATACGGCCAGTCGGGCGCGAGCTTGCGGAAGGCCGCGGCGGTCCGGAAGCCGTTGCCACCCGTATCGGCGAGGTGCGAGGCGTTGAGCACCCTCAACGGGCAGCCTTCTCGATGTGGTAGAGCCGCTGCAACGGGCCGATGTCGATGACTTCGACGTGCCGTGTTCGTCCGAAGCCCGCATCGCCGAGCAGGGCCGGGTAGTCATGGAGGAAGTTGTGCGCGCTGATCCGCCGATTCACCGGGACCGCCCAATCCAGCGTGACGACGTGCCGCGACGAGAGCCTGGTGAGCTTGCGAACCGTCCCGACGATCTGCTCGGGTGGGACGTGCATGAGGAACTCGACGGCGACGACGAGATCCCATCGGCGGCCGAAGTCATCGAAGTCTGCCAGCGACGTCTCAACGAACTGCCCGTCCGGAACCAGCCCGCGAGCCGACTCCAAGAGCGTCGGCGAGAGGTCGATGCCGCTGTAGGGATAGGCACCCATCGGCGCCACGAGCCGACCGACCCTTCCGAAGCCGCAGCCGACATCGAGGACTGAGGCGAAGTCGAGGCCGGCGAGGAACGCAGCGAGCGTCCGTTCCTGTTCGACGTAGGCCGGCGCGTTGAAGCTCGCCTCGTATTCCTCGCCGCGAGCGCGCCAGTAGACGAGGGGATCGTAGGTCATGCCGCCATCCGTGCCGACAGTCGCTCGACGTGCTCGGCCAGCTCGTCGCGGAGCTGCGCCGGCACGAGCCCAAGCCGATAGGCCCGGATCTTCTCGACAGAGCGCAACCGCCGACAGGCACTGAGGACCTTCCGGTTCTGCGCACGGACGGCAAGCCGGTACGGTGAGCGCAGCCCCGTCTCCAGCGTCGTCGTCAACGAGTACGGCCGCTTGATCCGGTGGTATGTCGGAGTCGTGGAAGCGGCGACCGTCCCGGTCAGGCGCAGCAGGTGGATGAGCAGCGTGTCCTGCGCGACGCGAGCCGACGGATCGTAGCCGCCGAACGCGAGAAGCCGGCGCTTGCGGTAGACGCCGACCTCGTAGTTCGCGTTGCGCACGGCGTCGCGGCCCTCGCCCCAGTAGACCGCGCCGGCCGTCACGGCCTCGGTCTTGCGCCGTGCCGCGACCGTCCCGAGCACCTCGTAGTGCTCCGGCTCAGAGGTGTCGTCGGCGGCGTGCGGGCCGTACCAGTCGTGCGGTGACGCCTCGAGCACAAGCTGGAGGCCGAAGTACGCGCCCCGGTTCTCGGGCAGGCGGTAGACCTCCAGGCGTGAGTCACGGACGTTGCGCAGCGGGGGGTCCTCGCCATCGGCGATGACGACGAGCTGGAGGTCCCGGTACGTCTGCGCGAGGACGCAGCGAACGGCCCGCTCAACGAGGTCGGGGCAGCCCCAGTAGGGCATCGCGACCGCGATCGTCATGCCACGGCCTGTAGTTGCCCGGCCCAGTCGAGGACGGCGTCGGCGGCCCGCTGCGCGGCGCCCGTGCGGTAGGCGTACACGATGTCGAGAGCCGCTTCGCGCTGCGCCTCGCGTCCGTCTTGGAGCGCCTCCGCGATGGCGGCGGGCAGGGCGGCCGCGCTGTCGCACTGGACACCGACCGGAGCCGCGTCCCAGAAGCGGAGACCGTGGGGGATGTTGCGACGATAGCGCGGCGAGTTCAGCAGGACGACGGGACGGCCGGTCGCCGCGAACTCGAAGATCGTGCTGCTGTTGTCGCAGACGTAGACGTCAGCCCGACGGCAGACGTCGGTGAACGCCTTGACGTACTCGATGCCGTGCCGGCGGTAGAAGCTCGGCAGGTCCTGCCGGAGCGGATGGCCGTGGCCGATGATGTGGTAGCCGAGCTGCTGGAGACGCGGGATGGCGGCCGCGAAGTCGGCGAAGGCCGAGCCCGCCTCGGGGCTGAAGTGCGCCGCCCAGTGGAAGCTCAGAGCGATGACCGGGCCGGGCCCCGGCACCCGCGTAGGCAGCGCGTCGAGCTTCGGGCAGCCCACGACGGCCACGGCCGCCTTCGGGTAGGTGGCCCGCCAGCGCTTCGCAGCATGTTCGTTCGGCACGAGAAAGAGGCCCACATCGGCGTTGTCCTTGCCGCCCGGGTAGCCCGGCTGGTGCGCCGTGCGCGCCTCGCCCGCGTAGGACTGGCCGGCGCCGTGCTGCGCGAGGATGAAGCGCCGGAACTTCGCCCGTCGCGCCCGGATGAGCGCGCCGTAGCTCGCCACGAGGGCCACGTCATCGGGGTTCCTGAACTGCTTGCCGTGCGGCAGCAGAGCCAAGACGGGGGCGAGGTGGTCGAAGTGGTGCGCCTCGAAGGCGACCGGGACAATCACGCCGCGATGCTGCGACAGCGGATGCAGCGCAGACGCGGCGGATCGAGCGACTCGACGACGAAGCGGCTCTTCCCGCACGAGGCGCAGCGCACCGGGCCATCCTGCGACCGGCCCTGGATGGGCAGGACGCTCGGGATGGCCTGCGGCATCGCGAAGGGCATCGGCGCGTTCTCCACGTCGCCCGGCCCGAGGCCCTCGATGGCCCGCGCCTCCTCGGGAACCATCACGCCCGCATTGATGCCCGCGGTGTAGACGTCGTAGCGCGTCTTGATGTCGGCGCGCTGGAGGGCATCGACGTTGAAGCGGCAGATCGTGGCCCGGGCGAGGAGGTCGCTCATGGCCTGCTCGATGGGTTCGAGGTAGTTCGGCCAGAGGCAGCCGCGGACGAACTTGCCGAACTCCGTCTCGAGGTTCTGGTAGGTCAGGCTCGAGCCCATGACCGCCGTGTCGAGGAGAGTCGCCGGGACGCCGAACATCCGTGCGGCCTCGGCGTTCTGGTATTCGCGCGCCTCGAACATCGAGGCCGAAGCGACATTCACGACATGCTGTTCGACGCTCTCGATGCCGGGGTCGATGACGTGCGGCGTGTTGTTCGGGGTCGAGGTCCACTTCGTCTTGATGGCGGTGGCCTCGTCCTCCGTCACCTGCATGGCGCTCTTGATGATGTCGGATGCTGTGCCACCGTCGGCGTAGAAGTTGGCCGCCCATTCCTGCGCCTCGACGGCCACGGACACGGCAGCGCCACAGAGCTGGAGCGGCCCGGTGCCGCGCAGCTGGCCCGGCTCGCGCAGCAGCGTCAGCTGGATCATGTCCTCGTTCCGCATCTTTCGGCCGCGCCACTCGATGATCGGATAGCGCAGGTCGCGCGGGTTCTCGGTGACGGTGACCTGTGCCGGGTCGACGGGCAGGACGGACAACGGTGCGTCGTCCCCATCGCGCGCTGCCACCCACCACCACGCCTCACCACGAGTGGCCATCGTGTAGGCCGTGTCGCGGAAGAAGTCGCGCGGCGTCGTGAAGGGATTGGGGCGCACGATGATGCGCGGCCGGTCCTCGTTGGCGAGGTGGACACCCTGCCGCCACGCTTCGAGGGAGAGCGCGCCCGTGGTGTTCGCGATGAGCGTCACGGCGCGGTGGATGGCCGGGACGCCGAGCGCATCGCGGATGCTCGCGGGTCGCCAAGGGCTGACGCGCGCGATGCCCGTGGCGCGCTGGAGCAGGTCCTCGAGCGTTGCCTCGCGGGTCTGGAGCGGCGCCTCCTGGAAGGCCTGGAGGGTGAAGAACTGCGCGACGCGATCCCAGAGTGCCATGTCAGTAGACCCTCGGTGCGGCAGGCTTCGGGCCCGACGCGAGCCAGACAGCGCGGATGGCGGCGAGCGCCGCGGTGATCGGGCGGTCATCCTTCGCCTTGACGGCCATCCACGCGCCCGACTCGTGCGGCTTGCGCGCGGTCCAGGCGAGGTCGAAGGTGACCGCGTCGGCGTCGTCATGGACAAGCCGCCCGGAATCGACGACGCGCACGAAGTTCTCCGAGGCGTTGGCGAACTCGCGCCCGATGATGGCCTTGGCGTTCTTCGGGAAGTAGCGGGCGAGTTCCTTGTCGGTCCAGTCGTCGAAGCCGACGGCGACGACGCCGAGGCGCAGCGCCATGTCGCGCAACTCGGTCCCCAGGCGATCGGTGTCGATGGGGTCGCCGTGGACGTCGGCGATGACCCGAAGCGCGAGCTGGCCGCTCGTCTGCTGCCAGGCGAGAACGGCCGAGGCGCGCTTGCTCGAAGCGTCCATGGCCACCGCCATCGCCGGCCGCACGCTGGTCGCTTCAAGGATGCCCCGGGTCTGCTCCCACTTCGCGTCCGATACGAGCCGCGGCTGCATGCTGATGACCCAGCGACAGAGGTGCTCGGTCTCGAAGACGGCCGGCGGCATGGAGCCATGGAAGTCGACGAGCGTCTCGAGCTGGATGGTGATGCCGAGCGCCGGGTTGGCCTCGATCCAGCCATCCACATCATCGAGCGTCCGGTCGGGGCTCGCGCTCCATTCGAGGTAGGCCAGCGACTCGTCACCGCTCTCGCCTCGCCGCCGGAGGTCGTTGAGGACGACGCTGTCACTGTCGCCGGCGTTGGAGAGGTAGACGATCTGCGGGTTGCGGGACGCCGTGAGGGTCGGCTTGACGCTGGCCAGCAGGTCGAAGGAACGCTGCTCGCGGACCTCGTCGAGGAGGACGATGTCAACCGAGTAGCCGCGCACGCCGGGCCGCGGTGCGACGAGCGTGTAGCGGCCGCCGTTCTTGAAGCGGATGAGCTCTTGGCCGTTGGCGAAGCGGATCTCGGTGACCTCCTCGCTGCCATTCAGGAGGCGCGCGAGGGTGAGGAACGTCTCGCGCGGGATGGCCCGGTTCTGCGCCGTGTGGAGGATGCGGTTCCCGCGCCGGAGGTGCATGAGGATGAGCGGCAGCAGGAGGCTCGTCTTGCCGTTCTGCCGCGCCACGACGACGCACACCTCGCGGTACCGCCAGCGCTTCCGGTTGAGGGCGGTCATGAAGGCGCCCGCGAGCCGCTGCCAGGGCATGAGCCGGATGCCGAGTTCCCTCGCCGCCGCACGGTACTCGACGCGCAGGCTGCGCAGCGGTCGGGGCGGGGCGATGCGCGGCGTGGATGAGCCGGTGAGGAGCGGGCGCGTGACAGCGGCGAGGAGCGCCATCAGGCGACGTCCTCCCTCGGCCGGCGGCTGTAATCGCCAGTCAGCGCCGGTTCTGGGTTATGGGGAGAGGGATTGGCGAG